GACACCAATTACCAAAGAGTATATTAAAGAAAACTTTAATAAATAAACCAACCATTCAAAAATCAAATTATAATTCGTTTATTAAAAAATATAAATATATATATATTTTTTAATAATGTCATCTTTAACTCCAATACTAAGCATTCCATTTTTATTGTCTTTAGGAATTAGTCTAATTTTAATTGGTTTCGTCGGAGTATTTTTTTATCAGAAAATAACTGAACAAAATCACAAAATAAGTAGTATGGTTGATTTAGTTTCTACAATGGCCGAAGAGTTAAACTACATACGAAGTCGTGTTCAGTCTGGAGGTGCAGTAAATACTTTACCTAGTGGTTCGCAAGCATATACACAAATACCTTTGTTTAACACTCCACCAGCAAAAAGTGCAGACTTAATTAATGTATCGGATGATGAGGATGAATCTGGTTCTGATTCTGAATCCGGAGATGAAGATGATGAAGAAATCGGTGATCATGAGGAATCTGATGATTCTGATGAGGATGATGATGAGAACGAGGATGAAAATGTTAGGGTAATTAATATTAGTGAATCTTTATTACATTCTGTTGAAGAGTGTGGAGATGTTGAAGAAATTCCAAGTGAAGAAAACAACGACAATGATGTTATGAACGATTCTTCAGAAGACGAAGATGATTTAGACGAAGATGATAAAAGTAGTGTGAGTAGTGAAGATGACCCTAAAGTAGAAGTTGTTAAGTTGAATGAAGTTATGGAAGAACCTCAAGAATTTGAACCAGTTTTAGACATAGATGCCACATTATTAAAATCAATTCATATGACATTCCCAACCAGTGAAAATATTGATTATAAGAAACTGTCGTTGAATAAATTAAGGCAAATTGTTTCTGAAAAAAATTTATCAACTGATTCATCAAAATTAAAGAAACCAGAGTTACTTAAATTATTAGGCGTAGAGTAAATAGTATCTAAAAAATACCAATAAATAAAGAATACAAATAATATTTTGTTGTTATATATAAAAATATGAGTTGGGGCACTTGTTATTCTGGTTCAAATAATATTCATTTTAATTATCCACCAATAATGGCTGATGGAAGAAACTACGCAAGTTGGCAACCGGAAGCGGTTGTGAATAAAAGAATTCAACAACAAGAACATATTCAAACGAGTTGGCAGTATAGACAATTTATGATCAACAACGGAAGAGAAATTATGAAATACAACACAATGGAAGCTTGCAGTGATATGGGTTTACCTTCACACATACAAACTGGAAAGACGCCATCATCCAATGTACCGCACTTGTATAAATCAAGCTACGATACTAATAATCCCGGCTTTGGATACTGCTCGAGTAACTTGAAAAATCCTTATTTAACAAGAGAACAATTGCAAGGACGATTAATTTCTCCTTCCATTGATCTAAGTGAGATTGAAAAGATGCACACAACAACTCAGTAACCAAGTAATTTATATAACATAAGTGAAAAGTATTATAAAAACATTGTTATAATACTTTTAGGAGATAATATTTCAATAGTATAGTATAAATGAAAATACTAAGTATAGACGTTGGAATAAAAAATTTAGCATTTTGTTTATTTTCCAAATCAGTTGAACAAGAAGAACATTTTTTTCATATTGATAAATGGGACTCTATCAATTTAGCCCAACAAAGCGAAACCAAATGTTTAGAAATAGAAAAAAATCAACCGTGTAATAAACCCGCTAAGTTTACTAAAAATGGAAAGTGTTACTGTTTGAAACATTCAAAAAAACAAGAATACCAAATTCCAACGTCAGAATTGAAAAGTGGATTCATTAATAAACAAAAAATACAAAGTTTATACGAAATGGCTGACAAATATAAAATTAAATACGAAAAACCAATCAAAAAAAATGAATTACTGTCATTAATCAATGACTATATTTACAATACTTGTTTTGAACCAGTTGAAAACACGAATGCATCAAAGATAGATTTAGTAACAATTGGAAGAAACCTCCAATCCAAATTTGATACAATTCTTTTCGAACATTTACCAACTATAGACAAGGTTATTATTGAAAATCAAATTAGTCCAATTGCCAATAGAATGAAAACAATTCAAGGTATGATTGCTCAATATTTTATAATGAAAAACAATAATATTTCTATTGAATTTGTTTCTTCAATTAATAAACTAAAAGACACGTCCACTGAAAATAAAAAAGAAGAGAAGGAAGACAAATTGAAGTATGGAGATAGAAAAAAAGTCGGAATTAAAAAATGTTTAGAAATAATCACCAATGAACACAACTATAAATCTTGGGAAGATTTTTTTTCAAAACACACCAAAAAAGATGATTTAGCTGATTCATTTTTGCAAGGTATATGGTACATCAAAAACAAATTATAATAATTGTAAACAAAAATCAAAATAATATATTTATTATTCGTAAGACTTAAAATTATATGTTCTTATTAATCCATAAGATTAATATGGACAACGACATTATTGATATTTCCAGTATAAAATTGAACGATGGTCCTATGAAATCTACGAATTTTGGTGGAGGCATTGAACTATTGATGAATGAAAAAGTAAGAGATGGTGGTTCAAAACCAACCAGTGATATTCATATTGATGATTTAGACAATTTAGAAAATGAGTTAAATGATTTAGTCTTGGAAGAAGAAGCGCCTTCTAGAAGCACTTATGAAAGTAAATCAAGTTTATTTGGAAAGTCGGTGAATTTTGATACACCATCTTCATTTGGTGCTGAAAAACCAAGTGGTGTAAGATTTGAAGAGACTTCTAATTTTGGTTCATCCGGAGACCAACCAAGTATTGGTAAGTCTACGGCCCAACAAGGTTCAGAAGGCACAACTTGGGACGGTTATGCCAAGTTCAATAATATTCCAATCAATCCAGACAAACCAGTGCCAAATGAACCTCAAATGACCAAGGAAGAATTATTAAGAGAAAAATTCAAATTTTTAAGAAAGTTAGAAGCGCTTGAGGCAAAAGGAGTCAACTTGACAAAAAAATATACTATGGAGTCGCCTTTAGCTGAAATGCAAGGAGAATACGAAATGATTATGGAAGAAAAGACCAAGCAAAACTCGGTCAAATTTCAAGGTAATATGTTGATGGCTTGTATCAATGGTATTGAGTTTTTAAATAGTCGCTTTGACCCATTTGATGTCAAGTTGGATGGATGGAGTGAACAAATCAATGAAAACTTGACCGACTATGATGAAATTTTTGGCGAGTTGTATGAAAAATATAAATCCAAAGCATCTATGGCACCAGAGTTAAAACTATTGTTTCAGTTAGGAGGAAGTGCAATGATGATTCATATGACCAATACAATGTTCAAGTCTGCAATGCCCGGTATGGATGATATATTGCGTCAAAATCCAGACTTGATGCGTCAATTCCAAACTGCTGCAGTAAATACTATGGGACAAAGTAATCCCGGCTTCTCTGGTTTTGTGAATGGAATGATGAACACCAGTGATATGGGTGGCCCACCACCACCTATGGCAACACAAGGACCAAATGTAGTTCCTCCATCTGTTTCACGTGGTGGAAATAATACATCCTACATAAATCGTCCAGACTTGAGTATGGGAAGAAGTAGTTTCAACGATGGAATAAATATTCGCGAGACATTCAGTGGTGCGAATGAAATAGAACGCACTCCAAGAACTTCTCGCCCAGAGATGAAAGGTCCAAGTGATATTTCAGATATTTTATCCGGATTAAAAACAAAAACGATTAATATTCAAGAAACTTCGGCGCCAGCACCCAGTATGCAACAAACTCAGTCATCGCAAAATGATAGTAGTACCATATCCATTAGCGACTTGAAAGAATTACAGTCTGGAGGAAATATGCCAAAGAAAAGTAAAAGACGTCAAAAGTCAGACAAGAATACTCTGAGTCTAGATATTTAATCTTTTTCTACAAAAATAGTTTAAAAACCTTTCGTTTTATTATAATTATTACAATGACGACGAATTATAATAAAATCGCATTTATTACTGGAATTACCGGACAAGACGGTTCTTACTTGGCCGAGTTATTGCTTGAAAAAAATTATCACGTTTGGGGAATGATACGTCGTTCCTCTTCCATTAATACGGATAGAATTGACCATATTTTTAAAAAAATAACTCTTCGTTACGGTGATTTATCGGACGGTATTAACTTGATGAATATCTTTAATGAAATCTACAACACTTATAAAGATAATATCCAAGTATTGGAAGTTTATAACTTGGCAGCGATGAGTCACGTTAAAATTTCTTTTGATATGCCAGAATATACTGGAAACATTGACGGACTAGGAACATTGCGACTACTAGAAACACTACGCAACTGTGGTATTCCTTTAGAAAAAATCCGTTTTTACCAAGCATCTACCTCCGAGTTATATGGTAAAGTGGTTGAAGTTCCTCAAAAAGAAACCACTCCTTTTTATCCTAGGTCTCCTTATGGTGTAGCCAAAATGTACGGACACTGGATTACCAAAAATTATCGTGAAGCATATAATATGTATGCTTGTTCTGGAATCCTATTTAATCACGAGTCCCCTCGCAGAGGTCATAATTTTGTCACACGTAAAATTACCATTGGATTAAATAAAATATTAAAAGGAGAGGAGACAAAACTAGTTCTAGGAAATATATATTCAAAGAGGGACTGGGGTCACGCCAAAGACTATGTAAGAGGAATGTGGCTTCTTTTACAACAAGATAAACCAGACGATTATGTTTTATCTACCAATGAATTTCATAGTGTGAAGGAATTTGTTGAAAAATCATTTGCTTTGAAAGGATTTCATATTTTGTGGAAAGGTGAAGGAATTAATGAAGTTGGATACGATAGTTTAACTGAAAGGGAATTGATTTTTATTTCTGAAAAATATTTTAGACCAGCAGAAGTAGAAGAACTATTAGGAGACTCTACTCGGGCAAGAACTGAATTAGGATGGAAACCAGAATATAGTTTTGATGACTTGGTTTCTGAAATGGTTGAACAAGATTGTAAATAATTCGTAATTTATTTATTTTTTTCATAGTTACTTTAATTATATTATGAAAAAAATACTAGTCACCGGTGGTTCTGGGTTAGTAGGTAATGGAATTAAAAGCATAGAATGTTTTTATTATAATGAATACGAATTTGTATATGTATCCTCAAAGGACTATAACTTGTACAGTTTTCAAGATACTCAAAAAATGTTTGAAACACACAAACCAAACTATGTCATTCATTTAGCCGCAAATGTTGGTGGGTTATACAAAAATATGAATCAAAAAGTAGATATGTTTGAAATAAACTTAATGATTAACTACAACGTCATTAAGTGTTCTCACGATTTTAAAGTTGAAAAACTTATTGCGTGCTTATCCACTTGTATTTTTCCAGATAAAGTGGAGTATCCCATTGACGAGTCCGTTTTACACAACGGACCACCACATTTTTCAAATGATGCATACGCATATGCAAAAAGAATGTTGGAAGTACATTGTCGTGCTTACAGAGAGAACTATGGAGATAAATTTTTTTGTATTATTCCTACCAACATATATGGTAACCACGATAACTTTGACCTTGAAAATGGACACGTATTGCCAGCGTTAATCCACAAGTGTTATTTGGCAAAACAAAATGATATTGACTTTGTGGTTAGAGGTTCCGGAACACCTCTAAGACAATTTATTTATTCGGAAGACCTTGCCATACTGATTATGGTGATATTGAAAAAGTTTGGAGAAAATAATATAATATTATCTGTTTCTGAAAAAGAAGAAGTGAGTATTGGAGAGGTTGCTAGGTTAATTGCCAAGGCGTTTGATTATGAAGATCGTATGGTATTTGACACAAGTTTCGCGGATGGCCAGTTTAAAAAAACAGTGTCCAATGCAAAGTTGATAGAGTTTTTGGGAGAAGATTTTGAATTTACACCCATTGAACAAGGTATTAAAAAAACTGTTGATTGGTTTATTCTCTCAAAAAAACCAAAACAAGAATGATAAAATGAGAGAAAATAGTAGCGTCGTTATTATAACTATAATATAATATATACTTATAATATTCAACTATGAGTAATGATGAGAATTTAGAAAATAATTCATTATTATTCAATAAAAATGGGTTTAAAATTGTTAAACAAGAGAGAAATTCCTACTTAGTCACTTTTGATATAGAAAATCCACATATTTATATTGAAAAACTAGTTAATTTTAAATTTTTAGATATTGTTTTTGAGGTAAACAATGACATTATTGATAACTATTCGGTTGATATAACAGAAGAAAATGAAAATAAAACTGAGGGTAATGTGGTGATTACTTTGAAACATTTATTTGCAGATTTAGGATTACCCCAAAAATATATAAACACTAATGTTGTTATGAAAAAACACTCCGACCATTCATTCACCTCATTTCATATAAAAAATATGGGTGTGTTACCAGAAATTGAAAAATTGAATGAAATTGAAGGTAATAACTATGAACTTTTCAAACTGAAAAATGTAATTATATATTGTAAATATGTGAACAAACACAAAATAAATGTGGAATATTATATTTATTATCCCAGTTCTTTTGTTCTCTCGTCAATGCTTGAAAAAATCATTTGTTCTATTGTTTATAAAATATTTATTAGAACAAAACTATTTATAGAAATGTATAGATAACTCAGTAAGAACCAGTTATGTTGATAAAGTCCCTTTGGAGGTTTCTCTCAAACATATATTTTATTCTTGAAATGGGCTGGATAATATCTGTGACTTATCTTGACTTTTTATATGATAAAAACTATTCTTTGTTCATTCAAAATATAACTCACCGTCTTGCGAGTAAAAATATACTATACGTAAAATTTTTTCAAGCAATTTCATTGAATAATAACTTGATTGATGGTGCAATGAATCAAGAGTTGATCAAATATACTGACTCTGTTCCATACTGCAGTGATGATGTTGACTGGGAAATTATCACAAATTTAAAAGCAGTTTATGGTATTGATTTTTTATCTAACACAACTCCGATAAATGCGGGTATGATTTCTCTCGTTTATAAAATGAATGATGGTATTCAAAACCAAGAAGTAGTTGTGAAAATTAAAAGAGTAGGTATTGAAGATAAATTAAATGACGCTATTGAAAAGATTAAATTTATGATTTACTTGCTTACTTTTATACCACAGTTGAATCATTTTAATCTTTTAGAGTCATTTAATAAAAATATTATTACGTTGAAAAATCAATTGGACTTTGAACAAGAAGTACAAAATACAATGAAAATGAAAGATGATTGTAGAAATTTAAAATACATAAAAATACCCAAGGTATATGAGTCAGTTACAAAACTTTTCCCCAATGTGATTGTTATGGAGTATATTTTGGGATTACACATATCAAAACTTGAAGAGTCTGACTATGAACCATTTGCCAAATTAGTTGTGAAATATGGAGTAGTAAGTTCTTTTATCAATGGTTTTGGACACGGTGATTTGCACGCTGGAAATATACTATTTATCAAAAATGGCGAAAATTATAAACTTGGATTAATTGATTTTGGTATTGTATTGAAAATTAATGAAGATGTAAGAGATAAATTTATGGGTATTTTTTATGATTTTTTCAATAAACCACCAGTTGAAATTTCTAATGACTTTTTAGATTGTTTTGTTGAACCCAAAGAAGTATTTCAAAATTTACCAAATGAACATAGAGGGTCACTTGTTCAAATGACTGGGAAAATAATAGAAAATGTTATACACGGTTCAAAAACAGCAAATCAAAGCAAACTATTTGAATTTATTATTCATTTCAATGATTACTTGAGTAACAACGATTTAAAAAAATATGGTCTATATTTTAACGACGACTTTATTAAAATGCAAATGGGATTAGCAATGGCTCACGGGGTATGTTTGTGTTTATGTAAAAACACCTATATTGAAATTGCGAATCAAGTTTCTAATGAAATGTTTCACAATGATATATTTTTTGGCGAAGATTTGTAAAAAATATTATTAAAATTAAATATTTAAAACAATGTAATGATATAAGTATAATGGAAAAAGTAACTGCTATTATTCCAACATTCAACCGTTTTAAATATTTAATGAATACTATAAAGTCAATGAAAGAACAAACCTATGACAATATGGAAATTATTGTAGTAAATGACTGTTCTACTGAAAAAGAATACTACGAATACAATTGGGAAGAAAATGGAATAATTATAATTCATTTGGAAGAAAATTCAAAAAAAAAATTTGGATTTGCTTGTGCCGGATATGTTAGAAATAAAGGAATTGAAAAATCAACTGGTAAGTATCTTGCATTTTGTGATGACGATGACGTTTGGTTTCCTAAAAAAATTGAATTACAAGTGAATGCAATGATAGAAACTGGTTGTAAAATGTCTTCTACGGATGGTTTGATTGGTTGTGGAGTGTATGATGTTAACAACAAATACAAAATATACAATGCGGAAAATTTTTATACTATATTGCAAAATATTTATAGAAGTAAAGGTTCCAATCTATTAGATAATGGTTTTCCTCGTATTTGGAATTTAGATTTTTTAAAAATTCATAACTGTGTTATATGTAGTTCTGTTGTAGTTGAAAAAGAAATATTATCTAAAATCAATAATATTGAATGCGTAATAAATGGGAAAGAAGACTATAGTTGTTGGTTGAATGTACTTGAACATACCAATAGTGTGTATGTTGAAGATATTTGTTTTTATTATGACTGTGGTCACGGAGATGGTCAAAATTATTAACTATTTTTCCTTATCTATCAGTATTTCTTTTGCAACATTTCTTATTATTTTATCGTAGTTTCTCTCATTATCTTCGTCTTTTATTTCCCCCATTGAATTATCCAATATCTTCATATATTCTTCGTGTTTTTTCGTTGTAATATCGTCTGCTTTTGGATTTGCTTTTAACCATTCCGGGACTAACTTGATATTCTTGTGCTCTATCAATTTAATCGCGCGTTTCATATGTTTTTTATCTTCATCCTTTACCCAAGCGTCATTATATTTTACGTGAATCACCTCACGTTTCAAGTCACTGCAATGAATTGGTCTTTTATACACATCAAGTTCTTTTAATTCGCGAATAAGAATATGATTAATACTACCAACATAACCGAGTCTTCCAAAATTCTCAAAGTCTTTGAAACCAACATCAATACTGTTTATAAAATCTGTAATATTAAACGCATCCTTGCATTTTTCGTTCAAGAAAATGTTCAAGTTGAACTTGTTATTTGTTGTATTGTTGTTGTTTGTGATATTATTGTTATTGTTTGTAACGTTACTGCTTCCGACTAACTCAATAATTTTCTTATTTTGTTCAATGAGTAATTCTTTGAATTCATTGTTTTGCTTCAACAACTCAAGAATCATTGCACTACTTATTGGATTTTCTTCTTCGGATTTTTCTTCTATTTCTTCGGTAGTTAATGAAATATTTTCTTCGTTAAAATTCTGGTTTTCTTCGGAAAAATTACATTTTTTATTACAATTAACCTTATGCTTACATAAACTAGACATATGTAAATAACTTTTACCACAAATGCAGTTGTAACCTTTTTTAGGCGTAAAAAGCGTATTTTCATTAGTATTTTCCGCCGTATTATTAGTATTATTAGTCGTTTTTGATTTTTTAATATGTTTAGCTGTCAAAATATGTCGTTCATAGTCATTTATTTTGTTAGTGTAAAAGTCACAAAAAAAACAGTGGTGTTTTTTGGAGTTTTTTTGATTGTTAAAATTAGTCTCCATTAGTATATATTACTAACAAAAAAACTCCCTAAATACTTTTTATTAAAAATCATTTTTATGCTCACAAAATTATGCTCTCGCTTAAAATACGAAAATCTGAAATCTACAGCATAATGCTCTAAAACCAGTTTTGAAAACTAGTTGTCGCCAAAATACCCTAGGTTTTGAAAATTGGACATTTATTTTTGTCCATTTTCTCAAACCCCTACGACTT